AAAGTGGCTTAAAAACGATTTATGCTCACTTGTTCTCGGTAAAAAGTTTTCTAATCTCATTTTTTTACAAGTTTTAATAGTTGTTCAATAGACCAATCAAGTAACGCTTCAGGCTTTTCCATTGGTTGTAATGCTTGACCTACAGCAGTCTGTTGGTAGGCTAAGTCTTTTCTTCGTGTTTTTGTTGTTTTCATAATGTTTTTATTAATTAGTTATATGCAAATATAATACTTATTCACAAACTACAAACATTTTTAGTAAAAAATTTTAAATTATTTTTTTTAGCGCATAAAAAAAGGGGTCAATGACCCCCTAATTAACACATTATGAAAGTGTAAATCTACAAAGGAAATTTCATACTATCAATATTTCTTATAGCACTATCGGTATTTTCTCCTTTTAAACGTGCGTATTCAATGGTTAATATTCTACCGCCTACAGGTTTCATAGGTGCGCCACGTTCTACGTGCCATCCATACGCGCCATTAGCGTATTCTTCTTTGTACGTTCCTGTAATCATTGAGTGTATTTGTTTATGATTAAAGTAATAGCCTTTAGCTGGGTGAAAACTTACCGAATCACGAACATCGTTACGCGCTGAATTTTCGTGTATATGCCCCATAGTAAACACATCGTAACCTTCGTAGGATTCCATAGCACGAGTTAAATTCAAAGCACCCTTTGTAACTAATCCACCGCCACCACTCCCGTGAAAATACTTTATTTTTGTAGCTGCGCGTGTGTTTGTACGAATTACTTGGTTTACTATAAACCAACCGCCATAACCACCTGTCATTACATTACTACCAGCTTTATAGTTTAACAAGGTAACAAACCGTTGTAATATATCCGTTTCGTGTCTTTTTATTATAGCTGTTTCGTGGTTACCATAACCGATTACTGTCATTAAGTTAGCATACGGAAGGAAGAAATCTACAGCAGTTTCTACTATCGAATCAAAATACCTTGCGTTATTGTGTTCGGGTCTTATGTCGTTCTTTACTTTACGGAAGTCGTAAGCACCTTGCATCAAACAAAAAGTATCTCCGTTAAACATTATAGGAATTTCATTCTTTAAGCAGTAGTCTAAATCGTGTTTTAGTAAGTTCCAATCACATTTTGGGTTGTCCCAGTGTATATCCGAAAACATACCCATACGAAAAGACGTACCATCTACACGAAGTTCGTGTATGTTATTAGCGTGTTTTATTAAATTCATAGGTTTATTTTTTTGTCTACTCTTTGAAGTAAATAATACAACGCAAACCCTATAAAAATTCCTATAAATAGAAAGTTAAGATTGGGTCTTATCTTAGACTTAGCTTCGGCTTTTGCTTCAGCTTGTTTTGTTTTTTCTTTAATCCTAATAGTGTCACGCTGAAAGCGTAGTTCTTGTTTTATTTTCCACTTAGTTTTAGGAATGTATACCTTGTTGTATTTAATGATAGTATCTTTTGACGTTATTATCTTTTCCCACATAATAGTATCGTTAACGATGTAAGGAATCGAATCTATAGTAGTAATTCTAATCGTGTCCCCTGTTTCTTCACATTTGTAGCCTTTTTTAATTGCTTTGTTTAGGTGATATTCCGCACTACAGGAATACAAAAACACGAATAAAATTACAAACCTCATAAGCCTTTTAACATTTTAATTAATCGCGGACAAGGATAAACGTCAGACTTATCAACTCTTACTGAATTATGCGTAAATAATCCGTTCTCTCCTTTTAATGCTCTTTTATTTAACGACCAAATGTCTTCGTTGTATTTTAAATTGATATCGTAAGTCTTACCTAAGTAAACTAACAATTCTCTTAAACTTTCTATTTGCTTGTCGCTATACTTATGCCATCTTTTATGATTCTTAAATGGCTTTTCTAAAAACGTAACCTCTGAAGGGTCTACTATTCCGTTAACATAGTTATAGTATTTTCCGTCTTTTTCTACCAAGTAAGCCCAGTTAGTTAACTCTATACCTACCGAATACTTATCTAAGTTCTTATAGGGCAATCCTTGACCTTTAAACACGCTATCTTTTACACCTAAGTGCCACGCCCAATTTCTTGAACTAAACGCTTGTGCTATCGTACCTTCGTATCCTATTACAAATGCAGTAGCTACACGTTCTTTATTAGATTCCCAACCTTTAATTGTGTTTACCGCGTTCTTATTACCCGCTGTATGGTGTAAATAGATTTGTTTTTTGTCCGTGTTTTCGCTAATAAACTGCGATTCAGGTAATCTTTGTTGAACTATTTTAGTAGTGTCCATTATTCTTTTATTTTGTCAGCTTCTTCTTTGGCTCTTAATACGAATGATTTAAGCGATTTAAGAATGTTTCTACCTGTAACCGACTGATAGGATTCATTGATAGAAACAACTTCCGTAAACACGCAGAATAACGCTACAGCTTTCGTTAAGATTAAGTCAATAGCTATGAAATGCGCTACTAAATCCGAAGCTATGTATTTTTCCACGAAAAACACGAACACAATAGCTAACGAATAAAGAAACGTTTTACTTATTGTATGCGATAATTTACGTGACCTAAACGAAGCGTATCCGTTTTTCTTAACGCTTCGCCAAATACCAAATCCCGTATCTAAAAGTATTGCTAAAATAGCTACATAAATAAGTGGTTTAATAGGCGATATCACCGCAATAAAAGACGAACAAATTAAAAGTAACTTAGTCTTCATATTATTAAAATTCCTATGTTGTATCCGTTTTGGTTATCGTCTTTTAATGGCTTCATATCTGAGTCAGTATTTAAAGGGTCTACGAACTCCGGAAATATAGTAGGATTTGCTTTTACTTGTTCTTTTAACCATTCTCTCAAACGTCTTTCGTAGAATGCAGCCTTCTCTTCGTAGTGTTCCATACCGAAAGCTACTTCACTTCTACTAACACTCGTAGAATAATCTCCGTTTTGCTGTTGCAAACCTTTATTTTTAAGCTGGTAAGACAAACCAAATACGGCATCTACTGCGCTATACCACGCGATACAAGGTTGTATCTTCGCTACTAATAACTCTTCGTCAGGATTAAGTACCTGATTATTGTATTGTGTAAGTAAATAGTTATAGAAATAACTCCCTAAGATAGGTTGTATTCTCAAATCTGACTGCGTCTTTACATATGGAGTAACGTCAGTTACGTCTACATTTGCAGTTATAGGAGTATTCGTCTTTAAATAGGTTTCAGTTACGAAGTAAATCATTGTTCTGCTGTGTTAGGTTGTATTCTACTTAGTGGTATATCACCTCCTTCTACAGGTGGTAATGATGCCAATGCTCTAATCTCATTTTCAGTCATAGTATTAAGTACTTTTGTAGCTACTAAAGGACTCATAGAGTTCAAAGCGTCTTGAGTTTTACTTGCGCTTTCTTCAACTTCTACTATAGTTTCGTTAATTATTTGGAAATTATTAATAGAAAAGTCTGCGTTTATTTTAGCAATATGTAACAACTCGTTAAAAATGTCAGTAACCATTTGTCGGATAGGCATAACTACATTCTTTTCGAAAATTATGTACGCTTGTTTTATATCACTTCCATTACCTAAAGAACCCGTTGTGCGAATACCCATTAATATGGGGTCTATTGTGTGAGCGAAACATATCTGCTCCGTGTTTAGTTCGCTTGATTCTCTAAATAATTTGTCATTGTTATTTGTAGGTAAACTTTCAATAGAAGGTAATTGTTCTGGAGCATTAGCAAAGAAAGCCACAGCTTTACCCGCATTAGAAGCACCTTTTAATTTATCTATCGTTTCGCGAATCATATGCTTTTCTTCTTCGCTTTGTGGTCTTTTAGGAAACATCATAGCAAAAGACGGAAATATGGAGTTCTGAATGTTAGCTTTAGCAAAATAACTTAACTCACCACTCAAGAAAGCAAAGTTTAACGCACTTGTATATGTAGGTAATGCGTAGTAATCTTGTCCTTCAGAGTGCATTTCGTAAACAAATAGCTGTATTTTATCCGTACAAGAAGGCGAATAAGGTTTTATTGTTTCTACGTCAATACGAGAAGCCCAATCTTCACAAATATAGTAGTAGCATTTATCTCTACTCACGCGAACCTTATCCGGATAGATATTTTCAGCCTTTTTAAACTTACCTTTTTCGTCAAAATATAGCTTAAAGTAAACTCTATTATGCAAAATAAGCTGTTTAGTAACGGCTAATTCACTCTTTTTAAGTTTCATTTTACGCTCCCACGTATACAATTCTAACTTCTCCTCGTTTGTTAGCTTGTCAGTTTTGATAGTAGAACCTCCTCCAACTACTGCGTTTGCTTTATAATCAACTATCGCCCCGTGTAATGGACTTGTAAAATACAACTGAGTTAAAAGTTGAGGGTATAAGTTATCGTGACCAAAAGGAATGTATCCAGATATTTGATATCTTCCGTTTACAT